AAGTTTCCCCGTCTTAAAACGAGCAGGGACGATAAGGAGTGATGGGCTTGCAGGCATCTGCTATGCGTTTAAAAGATTATACATTCGAACTTCGAGGCAGTTGATGAAGGCGACCTCCGCAGCGTTAGCCGTGTCGGTATTCGCCCGTTGCATAAACGGTAGCCAAGAGTTTGAATAAAAGACGAAGAAAGCGTAAGATTGGAAGGAGTTAAGGAATCGGGTTTGGAGGCATCCATTGACCGCAGCCTCGGCAGGCAAAGCCCCGTCAGCGTCTGCACGTTGGTTGAAGGCAAGCCAAAAAGGATTGCCACCGCCAAGCAGTTGGTTTGTTGGATAGCCGTAGCCGTAGCCTATCAGCATCTTAGAGGAAGGTATAACCGATGACGGAACCTGCGCTTGGAGTAACGGCCGTAATCTTACCTCCGTTGCGACCGCTGATAACGATGCCAGCGGAAACGGATTTGCCACTCATAGCGTAAGCGGTTAGCAGGTTTTCGCTTCCAGTTCCAGTAAGGGTTGTAAATGTGGCAGCAGCATTGACGACTAAGAAGTCGTAGTTCTTCCCGGTAACGGCAGCGTCAACGAACTCCATCGTACCGCCCTGTCCGAGCATTTGTTGCAATATGGGTGTAGGCATTTTTTAGCGTTTAATTGTAAATGTCTTTTAACTCGGAATTTCACAAACTGAATGACCGTAGGGGATTTCAAAGGTCATCGTCGCCTGCCACCCTGCCGTGCGGTCGTCCCGGCTCTCCACGAACCTCGTAAGGCTCACGCTGGATGATAGGGTCCAATCCTCGCTTGGGTCGTTTGTGAGGGCTGATATGAAGTCCTGTGCTACCTGCAGTTGGTCGCTTAGGACCTCGTCCTCGTTATCCTGCCAACCCAGCGTAGGGCTGCCCGAAACCACTCCGCCCATCGGCTTGATGGACTCCACCCGGTCGCTAAAATAGACACCGACCACAAGGTCCAAAGTACCAGCATCAGTACTTGCCGACTGAACATCCGCAAAGACCAAAGGATAGACGATGCGCTCACGGCTTGGGGTTCGCAGGTTGATGGTGTTGTCCGTGCCTACCGCAAGAGGGTCGCCCGTCCCGAAGGAGTTGACTTGCGGGTGGTTGTTGGCAAGGTCCAGCAGGGCTTGCTTGATTTTTATCCATGACATAAGTCTGCAGTTTCAGTATGTTTTTTTTATGTGCGCCCATCGTTAGCAGTCGTTACACGCCCCGAATTGACCGTAGGGGTAGGGGTAGTCAAGGTTGCTGATTCCCATTCTTCGGTTGCGGTCCAAGACCATCCCTGTTCGGTAGTTCGTAGCGTTCGGGTAGATGGTATCCAATGCAGACGGAGGCGAGTTCCACAAGGGGTATGAATTGCGGTTTTCCATGAGGTAGCGGGTAATCCGCTCGGAATACCACTCGGCATCGTTCTTCACTTTGTCGGTCAGCCGTGTGATTTCCTCCATGCTCATCTGCGAGGATTCTTCGCTTGTTCTACGGACCATCCCCTTGTTCATGTATTTAAAGGCCAAGACCATGGGCAACTCGTAGTAAAGCCATTGAATCATAGCAGGCTGAATGTAATCCTCCAGCAGCGTTTGGTTGAGCGCAGACGTTGAGCCGCTGACGACCTGCGTAACCAATTCCCCGTAGAGTGCAGAGCCAACGATTGGCTGAATCCGCATCTCCTGCACCTTGACAACCGTTGGACGGATTTGGGTGTAGGATACGTTCTCGTTAATGATGCTATTGTCCAGCAGCGTTTCTTCGCTTATGAATAGTGCCTTCATGCCTTGCTGATTTTATTGCCTTTACGGATTACAAGTTGCTGCTCCCATACATGGCGACATTGGGGGCGATTCACTCCGCTCGGTGTGTGATACCAACCGCCTCTGCGATTCCATACGGAATATCCCATGATTGCAGAAATCCCGTCAATGTCGTCCCTTGTGTAGACCTTGCCCTGCCCAGCCAAGTCCAGCATGACCTTGCAGAACTCACGGCTTGACCGCTTGTCCTTGTTGCTGAAACCCGTGGCCCAAGAGTATTTGTAACGGACTTCCAAGACTGGCTCGGCAACTTCCTTCACGTTCTTTGGAAGGTTCTGCTCGGCAATGTTGTCCACGGCCCGGCTGATTGGGTAGCGGTCCTTGGTAATCAAGTAGGCGACCCGCTTGGCAACCTTGGCCTTGCTGACCCCGAACTCCTTTGCCATTTCTTCAACCGATGCGTCCCGGTTCTTTTTGCGATACGCCTCAATCTTCAAGTCCAATTCTTTTTCTTCCTCTCCCAGTTCGGCAAAGGCCTGTCGCACTTGGTCGTCTAAATCGGTGTCGAACCGCATCGGCTTGGAGTGCATCACATGGTAGTCGTCGGCATGGCATCCGAACTTACTTGCAACCACTTCCAAGACCTTAAATTCTTCTTCGCCCCATCCGTAGTCTTCGTCGTCTTCTTCGCCCCAAGTCGGTTCGCTGAACTCTTGGGCCTGCACTCCGAGCATCGTGTCAATCTCTTGGGCAGATAGGCCGAAGCCGGCTGACAACATCGTCCGAGCCATTTCCAGCGTGATTTTCTCCTGCATATACTGACGCACGATACGCATCAGGTTTTGGTACTCACGGCCTGACAACTTCTTGATGTTGTCGTTGCTCTGCAATGCTTCCACGGCTTGCGGTTGCTCGTCGGGTTGGGGGTTAGGGCCAACCACGTCGGCAGGTTTCTCCAAGGGTTGCAGCCCTGCTTTCTCACGCAGTTCGTCTTGGGTCATTATCTGCAACAGGGCTTGTTCGCTTAGTCGCTCCGTGATGGGTTCCACAGGGATAAGTTCCATCCCTTCCACGCCATTGAAGGAGCCGAGGTAATTAATCATCCGCTCCACCTTGCGGACCCGGTCGTTGACGTAGGTTGCTTTGAATAGTTCGTAAGCCTCTACTAATTCGTTGCGTCCACCAAGTTGGCCCTCGGTTTTCACCCCAAATAATTGTGGATTCGTTACACGGTGTGCGATAAAGATTTCTTGTTGGATAGCCTTGTTCAAAATCTCGAACTGCTTGTCCATGTCGCTCGGTGTGAGCGGTTCAAGCGTCGGAGCCTTGGCTGCATCGTCGTTAAACGTAACCACAAAGCGACCAGCGTTGTCCGTACCGCTGAACTTGCGTTTAATCTGCCTCTCAATGTCGCCCTGTTCTTCGGGTGTAGGAATCCCGTTGTTGAAATTAATCAAGTAACCGCCCCAAAAGTTGTTGCGCAGGTTGTTGTTGTGAAAGTTAGCCACTTGCACGTCTGCTTCAATCCAAGCGTTCCCACCGATGTATTCCGGCAAAGGATAGTGCTTCACGCCTGCTGCGTACACACGATAGTAGAACAACTGCTTTCCGAGGCGATTCTCCGGGTCGAAGGCAGGAATTTTTTCGATGTCCCCGACCTTGGGGAACAACTGCATCATGTCATCGTTGTACCAGTCAGCAACTTGAAACATCTTCTCCTCCTTGTCAACCCTGATTTTCTCAAACGGGATGTGCTCCATCTTGGCGATGGTCCCAAGTTTGGACCAAGTAACCGCAACCGCAAAGCCGTTGAAAATCTCTAAGTCAAGAACCAGTTTCTCGGTGATGTCGTTGAGGTCCTCGGTGCTTGACATTCCGTCAAAAAACTTGATGAACCGGGCCTGCTGCTCCACAGTCAAGTCATCCCCTGCCTGCCATCCACCGCCCATGATGTAGTTCACCTTGCCGTTGACAATAGCGTTGTGCTTGCTGCTCCTGCGATAGTTGTCAAGGAGGTAGTAGGGGTACTCGTTGGCAAAGCCGTAGGTGATGTATTTGCCGGAGCGGTTCTCCAGCATCACGGGAACCTTATGCTCTATCCCCAACCATTGGGTGAAGTGTTGAGTAGATTTATTACTCATAGCGTTTGGATGGTAAATGAAAGGGCTGAAATCGTAATACTTCCACCGCTATCGATTGCGTTGACGTAGATGGTGAACTCATCGTTGACCGCACCAGTAACGTATGCCTCCGTATAAATGGCATGGCCGTCTGAGTGGCTTATTGTAATCTCGGTCATTGACTGGTCAATCGTTGTGCCGTTCTTAGCGATGTAAACCTTGATTTGGTTGTTGTTGCCCTGCTGCGCAAGGACCATAGACGCAGCGATGCGAAGGGTCGCCCCTGTCGTGCCTGTGTAGGTCAGCGAGTTGGTGGTTCTTGAAAAATTGTAGGTTGACAAAACGCCTGATTGCATCGCACTTGTCAACTTGACTCTTTGACCCTGCGTTGGGGTGAAAGCCGTGTTGGTATCGAGGTAAAGGTTTGCAAAGCCCCGTTCCCGGTCAAGCGTTGCGGTGTCTGCAAGGTCGTCGAATAGACCGCCCACACGGGATGCGGTGTTGGCCCCGGCAGCGGTTTCGTTGGTGATGGTTAAGGCGCTCGCTTGGAGTT